TCTTTCGTGATACAGATGTAGATAGTGCAAAGGCTACATATACGGCAGGGTCTTCAGTCAAGGCAGCTGACCTTAATGCCAACCATGAGCAGTTACTGTTTGCTGCACAAGAAGAACAGAATCAAACAGTTACGACAAGTCGTATAAAAGATGGAGTAGTTACTACAGCTAAAATAAAAGCTGACAACATTACAAGTGCACTTATAGCTGACGATCAAATTAATTCTGAGCACTATGTTGACGGTAGTATTGACACTGCGCATATTGCAGACGCACAGATTACTACAGCAAAAATTGCAGATGACGCAGTCACCGCAGATAAACTTGCTAACTCTATTAATAGCGAGATAGCAGCTAATACAGCCAAGACTACAAACCAGACTCATACAGGTGATGTAACTGGATCAGTAGCTTTGACTATTGCTAGTAGTGCAGTAACAACAGCTAAGATAGCAGCAGATGCTGTTACTAATGCTAAAATAGCAGATGACTCTATAGACTCAGAGCATTACGTCGACGGATCTATAGACACAGCACATGTAGGTGATCTTCAGATTACATCAGCTAAAATAGCAGAAAGTGCAGTTACATCATCTAAGATAGCAAGCAATGCTGTTACAACAGATAAGATAGCTGACAGCGAGCTTTCAACACTAGCTGGCATGCAGTCAGGTACAGCGTCTAAACTTGCTGACAGTACAGCTCTTACAGCAGATATAGCCGACCTTAACCAAATTGATGGTATGGCGAAGCAGACTACAATTACCGATGACGACACTAAGTTTCCAACCTCTGGTGCTGTTGTTGACTATGTAGCTGCACAGCTAGAACCATTTGGTGGTTTTGAAGCTATAGCTAACGAAGTATCATTTCCTAACACACAACCTCCAGCCGGTGTTGCTATTAGTATAGCAGACGCAGCTGGCATCGTAGTAAATAGTAGTGGTACAAGTACAACAGGTAGAACTTTAAATGGTACAACAGTTACTATAAACAACATAAACTCACAGTATAACAGTTCAACTGTAGCTAGTGGTATACGTTTTATTGTAACATCAACTGGTTCTGGACAGGTATATAATTATCACAAGTCTACACTACCAGAAAGTGACCTTGTTAATCTTAGTGGAGACATCAATGACTTCAACGAAAGATACAGAGTTGGTGGGTCGAATCCTACAACTTCTCTTGATGCTGGTGATTTGTTCTATAATACTGGTACAAATAAACTACTCGTATATAATGCAACTGATTCAGCGTGGGAAGAAACACAGTCAGTAGGTAACTTTTTTATCAATACAATATCTAGTTCGTCTGCAACTGGAGGAGGAAGTGCAACACCAAATGGAACAGCTTATAGATTTACACTTAGCAATGCCGGATCTAGCGCAGAGCAACATATTGTTAGCGTCGATGGAGTCATTCAGAAACCTAATAGTGGAACCAGCCAGCCAAGCGAGGGCTTTGTGGTTGACGGTGCTGACATTATACTTGGGGCCGCTCCTGTTAACGGTGCTAGCTTCTTTGTTATCACCATCGGAGCCGCAGTAAGTATTGGTACACCAAGTAACAACACAGTTTCAACAGCTGTATTACAGAACGGAGCAGTCACAACTGCAAAGATTACAGATGCAAACGTAACGACAGCTAAGATTGCAGATGACGCAGTAACTGCTGATAAGCTTGCTAACTCAATAAATACAGAAATAGCAGCTAACACAGCTAAAACAACGAACGCTACACATACAGGTGATGTGACAGGAGCTACATCTTTAACTATTGCTTCTGGAGCTGTAACTACAGCAAAGATTGCTGACAGCAATGTTACTACAGCCAAAATAGCAGATGCTAATGTTACTACAGCCAAGATTGCAGCTGGTGCTGTAAACACTTCTGAATTAGCAGACGCTGGTGTAACATCAGCTAAGATAGCAAATGCACATATAACTACAGCAAAGATAGCTGACGACGCAGTGACTGCTGATAAGCTCGCTAACACGTCTGTAACAGCTGGTAGCTATGGTTCAGCCTCAGCTGTTCCAGCAATTACTGTAGACGCTCAGGGACGTATTACAGCAGTATCAACAAGTAGTATTTCTGCTGGTGTAACAAGTGATGGTCAGGCTAATACTGTAGCTGGAACAGGTGCAGGGGGTAATTTTAGTGGAACTGATGCTGAAGAAAATTCTTTATTTGGTAAAGATGCAGGGGAAGAGATAACAACTGGTGACAATAACTGTGCTTTTGGTAGAGAAGCTTTAAGTTCTTGTCAAACTCATAGCAATAACACAGCTATTGGTCATAATTGCTTGACCGCAAACGTTGCAAATGCTAATACTGCTGTTGGTTCAAGTGCTCTGGCAGCAAACACAAGTGGTACTAGCAACGTAGGCATTGGTGCATATGCTTTGAAAGTAAATACATCTGGATATGATAACGTAGCTGTAGGTTATGACTGTTTAGATGGAAATACTACTGGTTATTATAACACTGCTGTTGGTAGATCTGCTATGGGGGATAACTCAACTGGAATAGGACTTACTTCTGTTGGTTATTTAGCTCTAAAATCAAATACTACTGCTGATAATAATACTGCTCTTGGTCGCCAAGCTGGTCAAGAAATTACGACTGGACATTCAAACACAGCTGTTGGAGCATACGCAATGGATGCTTTAACTACTGGTTATCAGAACGTAGCTGTTGGCCGTCACGCATTAAGTGCAGCAACAACCGCAGAGTATAGTGTTGCTATTGGTGACAAAGCGTTGTATAACACTACAACTGGAAATAAGAATATTGGTATAGGTGCTTTTGCTTTGCAAGATAACACAACAGGATACAATAACTGTGCTGTTGGGTATTCTGCAATGGAAAAGTGTACAACTGGTGAGAACAATACTGCTTTCGGTACTGGTTGCATGGCAAACCTTACTACAGGACTTGGTAACACAGCAGTTGGAAAAAACACTTTGTTAGCAATTACTACAGGAAACTCAAACGTTGCTGTAGGTCAAGAGGCTATGGATGCAATGACTACTGGACTGTATAACACAGCCGTTGGTTATGCAGCACTTACCGATATGACTACAGCTACTGGTAATGTAGCTATGGGATATGAAGCAGGGGAGAATCAAACAACTGGTGACTACAATGTATATATAGGATATAAGTCTGCATTTAGATCTACAACAGGTTACAAAAATGTATGTATCGGTTGGCAAGCTGGTGAAACCATAACAACTGGTTCAGACTGTGTCTGTCTTGGTCAGACTGCTGACCCTCATGCGGCCGATG